ACTAATCCAACAAAATCAGGAAAAGTATTAGATACTCTCGCTTTAATTGTAAGAGACCCTAAATATATTCAAACAACTTATGGTAAGTATTTAGATAACAGGGGTATTTTACAAGGTAAAGACATTAAAATTAAAGATGACGGAAGCCGAGAAGTAAAAGATAATAAAAATAAAGATTTAAACGTTAGAGAAATAATTTCTAGAATTGATAGATTATTAAAATTACAATTTACTGTTGAAGGAAGCGAGGAGAAAGTCGATTTTTATACCGTTTTAAGAAGACTTCATGTTAAGAGTCATGGCCGTGAACCTAGAAATCTAGTAAATAAACCACAAGTTAGAAGAGAAAGAATAAATATGTTATTAGTAACACAAGGAAAAAATGCACTTATTGAAACACAATATAACAAATCAATTAAAACTCTTCAAGGATTACAAAGAAAATTAGACAATGTTTCTGCTAAAAGGAGAGTTTTTGAAGATGCTATTGAAGAACTAAACGAAGTTTTACAAAATGCTGATAAAGTTATAGAAAATAAATTAAATAGACTAATTAATTCTCTTAANACNATTNTTTCAAGTGGTCGAGTAGANCCTGATAAACTAAGGGAAAAGACTAAAGAAANTAGAGAACTCAAAGAAAATAAAGAGAGATACCTTGAAGAAGCAAAGAGAGAAATTCAAGAAGACATAGAAATTGAAACAAAGAAACTAGAAAAGGTNATTTTTGATATTGAGGCTGCTGAAAGAGTTAGACCCATTACAAAGGACTTTAAAAAGTTAGTTGCTTTGTTTCAAGATAAAGACCCCATTGCTGTAATAAAAGATTTAATTGTGGAGGGAACAAGTATTTTAGTGTATCTCGATTTAAAGGCTAGAATTATGCAGAGAGTGGCTAATAATGCAGAAGGAGATGTAGAAGAGGGATTACAAGCCTATTTGCAAGACAATCCTGATGTTACTCTTAGAATAGAATCAGATGGATTACAGATTGATGGATTACCAACGGTTGATGCTGAAGCATTGAGAAGAATTGATGAAATTTCAGAAACTTTTGCAGAAAAACAAGAAGAATTAGAAAACATTGTAAATCAACTGAATAATTTAATTGAAGGAGGGAATCGAGAATGACATGGGATTATTACGGAACAGGAGAAAATTTTGTTCTAAAGAATGAAAGGCAAAAACCAAAGGAGATTTTGGATTCATTGGATGCTAAAGGAAGAAAGAAACTAAAGAAAACTCTTCAAGCGGCAGAACCGACTGAATTTTTTGGTCAAGACTTTACTAAATTAGGAGAACTTATTGAGACACTTAGGGAATTAGATTTAACTAAATCAGACAAGAAGTTAAACAAGAAAATGAAGTCAATGGATGAAAGGAATATTGATATAGTGGCTACTGCTACGAAACTTCGTAAAGAGTATGAATTACTCTATCGGCAATTAAGAGATTTAGTTTATCCATCAGGTAAAAAGGAGGAAAAGAGATGACAGAAGAAAAAAGTATTAATGAAGATGTCTTNGAGATTATTAAGGCATTAACCGCAAAAGTAGAAGCATTAGAAAAAACAATTTANGCAAANGANAGTTTATTGATGAANGCAGGNCTTGTAGTAACNAACAGNCCAACACCTGCTATGAATAATGTAATTGGTGGTATTGATAATACTACNCCTGATGTTTCAAGTATGGACTGGTCTGATATTCATAAAATGGTTTCAAAGATGGAGTGATTTAAATGCCTGAGAGAGTAACAAGAGAAGAAAGAAGAATTAGTCTTTTAATTGAGAAGGCGAGAGATGCTAAAGAAATACTTTATCAATCTCTAATGGATAACAATAGAAATCCTCAAGAAGATAAATCAGAAGCAGTTAAGGTTAAGCGACCAAAGGCTGAAAAGGGTGAAGTAGAAATCAAAACAAACGAAGGTACTCATTCTGGTTATGGTTTAGCAGGACAAATTAGTAAGGCAATACGAGTCTTAAAGGCAGTAAAGGATTCAGATTACCAAACCAATCCATTTTTAGATGATGAGCAAAGAAGAACTATTCTTAATGCTATTGACCAAACAGAAGCAGCAGTAAAACAAATTAGAGGACAAATGTCTGGTGCTGATAAACAAGATTTAGACAAGATGAGACAGGTTCTTATTCAGATGACTCAATCTATTACAAGATTAGAAAAAGAATTAGCAGAAATTCCAGAACAAACTATGTTCTATGATAGCGAATCTTCTGAACCAACATTAGACCCTGAATACGAAAAAGATAGATGATTCGTATGAAACTGGCTTCTATTGAGAAGGATAAACAACCTTCTCAAGAAATTCTTCGTCTTTTTGAAAAGACAAGAGTAGCCTATTTATCTGCTATTCACGACCCAAAAGAATATTCGGGTCGTTGGAGAAAAGCAGTAGATATGATTACTGAGTCCTATAATCAAATGGATGCAGCAGGAAAAGAAATGAAAAACTTCATCGAAGAAAAGGAATTGGAAGATAAAGACACAAAAGACCCAACCACAAGACAAGCCAAAGAATTATATGAAAATATTAAAAGGCTTAGGTATTCTTCTTCTCTTGTTTCAGACCCATTCTCTTCTATGTTCAAAGATAACGTTCTTGAAGAATTACTTGATAATCCTGAGACGATGGTAAAATTTCTTCATTATGCCATTAGGCATGACGATAAAGCCCTATCTGATGACATTTACAATGTTAAAGGGATGCAACCCGACACTATAACGGAGGGTCTTATGGGGCTTGACCTAGAAGTGGACGATATTCCTCTCTATATTATTGAGCATTACGGTGATGGAAAAGACTCAAAGAAGGTCGAAGCCAAAGTAAATGCTGCTATGGAGATGTTAGAATTAATTTTCTTTTCTAAGAATGAAGAAAAGGATTGGGATGAGTTGAAGGATATTGATGGAGTAGAGAAGTCTGTTCCTAGCGATGAGAAAAAATCTATATCTCACTTTATTATTCCTAACAAACCAATGTATAGAATTTTTGAAGTAAATGACATTAATGAACTAAAAGGATTTAGTGGTAATTGGTATGTTCAAGAAAAGTATGACGGNATGAGAATACAATTACACAAACTAGACGATACTGTAAAGATTTATTCTTATAACGAAAAAGATATTACTGATAAGTGTACTGAGCAAGTAAAAGAATTAAAAAAGAAAGAATACGGTGATTGTATTTTAGACGGTGAATTAGTTTTGTTTGATGGAGATGACCCACTACATCGTGCTGATACAATTGCTCATGTGTTTAAAGGTAAATATAAAGACGCTAAATTAAAGTGTCATGTATTCGATATTATACGACATGAATCACAAACACTCGCTGATGAAGAATTAGAGAACAGAATGACCATTTTATTCAATAACTATTCTTCTAAATCAAGTGAAGCAATTGCATATCCTTCAAAGAAAGATACTCGACAAGCAGATAATTTATCNGATATTGATAAATATGCAAAAGAAATGATGGAAATACCAACTTCTGAAGGAGTAGTCATAAAAGACGCTACTTCTACTTATTATATTGGAACAAGAAAAAATCCTAAGTGGATTAAACTAAAAAAGTTTGTTGATTTAGATGTTATTGTTTTAGATAAAAAGAAAACAAAAAGCAATCTTTATTCTTATACTGTNGGTGTTGGGCCAATTNGTGAAGATATGGANGGGCAAGAGATTGATGGTAGAAAATATCTTNATGTAGGCAAAGCATTAAATACAAAAATTGCTGTTGATGTTGGTGATATTATTCGAGTAAAGGTTGATGAAGTTAAAAAGAAAGGAAATGGTTTTAGTTTATTTTCAGCAAAGCCCATTGAAATTCCTGAAGTAGAACAACCAGATAAATTGGTTACTTTAGAACTATTATCACAAGATACTAAAAAATCTCTTAACTATGATGTTGAAGCCTTTACAAAAGGAGTTAAAATAACAGACCATATTCATGGAGAAGCCAATATCATTATTAAATATGACTTAGATGGTTTTACTATTTATGGATATGAAGAGGATAATTTAATGTCTAAGAACGCCACAATGGATTTAGATATGTGGAAACAGCAAGCGATTGATATTATGAAATCAAAACAAAGTGATTTAACTGTTGCTATTTTTCAATATCTTAAAATGAATGGTGCGAAAACTCCTAAGCAGTTGCATAACTTTTTGAAACAGAAACAACCGAGTTTATATGAAGATGTTCTTGACTCAGATGAGAAAAAATTAAAAACGTGGGCAGTACTTAGAGATGGAATTAGTGAAGAAANCNATAAACTTATTGCCGATGCTGATAAGATTATGCAAGAAGATGAAGATAAAGATGATATTTTAAAAGACGATGAATATAAAACACCCAAAGAATATAGAGAAGGAATNTTTAANTTATATTCAAGNGAAGATGATAATATCACCTTAGCAATCAAAGTTGGCGATGAGTCTATGTTTTGGACTATTGACATTGAAAACGAAGAAGAAATGTTTGATTTATTCGGTGCTGCGGGTAAATATCCCGCAGAAGTAGCAAAAACTGTNGATAGGGGAAAGGTTATTGATTCTGGTAAAATACGCTTAGGTATTCAAAGAGACGGCTANCATGAATATTTCTTAGAAGGTAATAAGTTTGAAACTAAAATGCATTATCGGGTCATTAAGATAGATGGTGAAGATATGTGGCTTACATGGACAGGATTTAAGCAAGAACCTGCTGATAAGGAAGGAGATGAAGGAAAATGGAATATCTACCAAGATAGGTATAACAAATTACCCATCCCAACCGAAGAATAGGTTGTTCTTTATATACTCGTTATGGTTTAGTTGGGGTTGAGAAGAATGACTTCTGCGGTGATGGCAAATAACTCCCATGATTTTAGGATTCTCAAAAGCGACGACTTGATGATTGGAGGATATGCAAGCATTGAAATCGTTGATAAACAAAATGATTTAATCACACTCAAGGCTCTTAATGAAGCAGTTAAAAAATATATGGAGAACCCGAAATTTAGAAATGTAATGACAAATCATTCAAATGTTCAAGTCGGGGAAGTAGTAGAATCATATAGAGATAAAACAGGAAGATTGTTTAAAACCGAAGTAGATGACGTTGGATTCTTTGTTGTTATTAAATTAAGAGATGATATTGAAAAAGCCAAAGAAATAAACAGAGGCATTCGTAAAGGTTCGTTAAGGTCATTTAGCATTGGAGGACAGGCTTTAGAAAAAGTAAAGAAAACCCANNAAGAATTAGGTGACTACAACGAAATTAGCAAACTAGAACTACATGAGGTTACAATCTGTGAAAAAGGAATTAACCCTGAAGCAAAGTTTGANATTCTAAAACAAGACAAAACAAAGGTGAAAAATATGACCAAAATTGAAAAAGCATTGGAAGAATTAGACGCATTGATGGCAGAAGTCAATACGTTGAGAAAAGAAGAAGAAGAAAGCATGGACATGAAAGACGAAAAAATGATGTCTGAAAAGTTGATGGATGAAAAGATGAAGGATGAGGAAAAGATGATGCCTGATAAAGAAAAGATGAAAGATGAAGAAATGATGGATGATGAAGAAAGAAAGGCTGTTCTTAACACTCTTGATGCAGGTGGTATCGAAATCGGTGAACCTGCTGATAGAATCGTCATTGACAACGGAAAGCCAAGAGCATCAGATTTGCCAGTAGTTAAGGCATTTAACAATGATGAACTTGAAACTCTTGATTTGTCCGTTGGCAACATTGAAAAGGCTTATGAGGCTTTCCGTCAAGAACAACTTGAAAAGTTGGCTTACGACAATCTTCAAAAGCAGTTTGAGGCTCGATTTAAGGCTGAAACTTCTCAAAGAGAGAACATTCTCGCAAAGTCGCAATATGATGCACAAAGCGAGATTGCATCTCTTAAGGATGAATTTACTGCACTACGCAAGTCTTTGACGGCTGAAAAGGAATCAATCCTAAAGGCTCAAGAAGAGGCTACTGTTACACTCCCAACAATGGATGAATTGGCTGAAATGGATTGGTCGGATATTCATAAGATGGTAGGAGGTTATTGAAATGAGTGGATATATTAACACAATTGCAGACTTAGAAGCAAGCACATACGGAACAGGCGCAACAGGCAACATTAGCAATCAATTGCTAAAGGCTGCTGGAACAATTAGTGGTATTCATACTGCTCACGATGGTTCATTTAGCGCACCTTCGGGAATTAACGCAAATCTTTACAACAAGATTTATGGTCAAAAGGTTTGGTCTATGCTAAACCGAGAATGTAACGCATTGTCGGTTATTTCAAAGCGACCTTATTCTTCAAGTGGTTGGAGAATTCTNTCAAAGAGAGCAGGTGGTGGCTCTGGAAACAAATTGGATATTTCTGCCGCTTCAAATACTGCTTTGGCTGATTCTCTATATGGTGCTGATGCACTTAGAGCAGACCGAATTGGTGGTGTTGTTGAAAATGCAGCATTAGATTCTAATACTGATGGATTGGTTTCAATTGCTCCAGAATACGACACACTATTCACCAGTCCAAAGATTATTGCTCATCAATTCGCATTCAGCGAACTTTCGATGGAAATGGCTCAAATTGACGATGGTATCGGTGATATTCGAGCGCAATTGAGAGAAGACATGGGTAAGCATCACGCTGAAGTTCAGAATCAAATGCTTGTTATGCCATTAGAGAATTATTCTCCAACTACTGCATATAACACAGCAAATGCTATTGATAGAGGNTACACTTCTCTATTCAAGATTATTTCTTCAAAGGCAGAAATTGATGAACTAGCAGATAACTCTGGTGGAAATCTCGTTGATTCTGCTACTGACCAGCAAATTGACCATCTTTATGGAAAGCAAAGAAGTGATTCTATTGGTTACTTGGATGCAGAGGTTGATTTCGGTGATGGATATACTTCGGCAGAAGCACGACAATTGACTCTAACTGTTATTAATAACATGATTAGAAGACTCCGTGTTTCAGGTGGTTCTCCAAAGGTCATTCTAACTGGATATGACACACTTCAAGTTCTTTCTGACTTATTACAAGCACAAGAAAGATTCATGGATAGAAAGGAGATTGTTCCTACTGTTAATGGTGTTCGTGGTGTAAAGGGTTCAGAAGTCGGTTTCCGAGTATCTACTTACTATGATATTCCTTTGATTCCTGTTGCTGCTATGCCGCAAACAAGTAACAATTCATCAGCAATCGGAGATATGCTTTTCCTTGATACAGACCATTTGTGGCTATCTGTTATGAAGCCAACTCAATACTTTGAAGATGGTATTNNNAACGGAAACCCATTCGGTGTCGGTTCTCTTGGAAACAAGGCTCTTTACCGAACAATGGGAGAAATGGGCTGTTCATACTTCAAGGGTCAAGGTAAAATTACAAACCTTCTGTGAGGCGATTTAATTGACACATACAGTTACATTAATTGCAGACCATAAAGGTTTTACTAAGCCTAAAGTAGTCGGTGATGAATATGTTGTTGATGCTTTTGTTGATATTACTTCATATACTGCTAATGGTGAAGAGATTTTAGCCTCTTCTTTGGGATTATCAAGCATTTCGTGTGTTTGTGTAACAGGACTTTCTACTGATACAATTAGTGGTGGATATGCAGTTTCTATGATTGTTCCTGAAATTCTTTCAGGTGCGGCAAATGGCGGTAAATATGTTAATACCGCAAATCAAGACAGATTTCAAATTCATGCACCTGCGGCAAGCAATACTGACAACATCGGTGAAATTAGGCTTCGTGTTTGGGGCAATCTTTGAGGGGATTTAATTGGCAACAATTAAATTAACCAAAGGAGCAAGGTCTAAAACCCTGTTTATGTTTGGTGAAGTGCTAAATAGAGATGCTTCTATTGAAGTAGAGGCTATTGATGCCCTTAGAGTATATGGTGATTCTAACTTAGACATTACTTTTGCTGAAAGCGATAGGAAAGATTTGAAACAAATTGACCCTAAAATGCTTACAAGGCTAACTAAGGCTTTTGGTAGAGAAATAACTACGCATGATGAATTGTGTAAGCAATTATTACCTGCTAAAACAAGAGCAAAGAAAGCCCCTGCTAAACCCAAAAAGTCTGCTTTAGAAAAGTAATACACCCATAGCATTAATAGGGAAAGCCCCTGTTCATGGTTTGAAGGAGATAGAAATATGCCGAGTTGCAGAAGTAGCGGAGTATTAACCGCAAGCGGTCTTGTTTATTCAGGAAAATGTAAATTGATTTCAATTCATGCTTGCGAGGTTGGTGGTTCTGCCGCTTCTATCAAAGTATATGATAATACAAGTGCCGCAGGTAAAGAACTCGCAAGAATCGTTTTAACTGCGAATCAAACAATAGAGTTTGATATGCATGGAGTTATCTGTTCAAACGGATTATTCTTTGAAGAAGCATCGGGTTCAGTTGCAGTTTCTATTGAATTTGCTTGAGGTTTTATTATGCCAGCGTTAAGCCAAGATACCCGTTTAGTTATGACTATACTTTTTGTTGGAGCATTAAGTGGAACAAATGTATTTGCTTATGCTCAATTTGGAACAGGTTTTCCATATGGGCCATTAGCACATTCAGTTTTATTTGGATTAGGAACGATAGGAGCAATTATGGTTATGAAAGCCATATTTGATTTAGTTTTGAATGATAAGATAGAAATGTGGCTTCTTGATAGAAAGATTGCGGCCTTTTGGGAAAGAAAAGCAAGAGACGAGCAACAAAGACAAAAAATGCGTGAAAGCGCACGACAATATAATACCAATATTTATCAAGGCATTTCCGAAGAAGAAGAGAATACTGTCGGAAATGAGTTCTTAGCCGCACTACAATAGGCGGTGAAAGAATGGTCTTTGGGGATTTAATGGGGTTCTCGGATTCGGATTACGCTTATAATCAATCAAGAGCGCATTCTGCTGATATTTTCTTTTTAAAAATGAAGGCTTGGTTTTGGGGAGGATTCTCCACTTTGGCTATGTTTTTGATTGGTAATATTATGGGAGTCTTTGATATAAATATAATGGGTTGGATTATAGACAGGGTATCGGATATATGGAGTCATTGATATGTCATTAATGACAGGTTTTGCTATTTTAGTTGGCGAAGCAGTTATTGGTTTTTGGAAGAAAGTTCACGCTATTAATTTTGGAGTCTATGGTTCTACAATGGTTGGCAAAACAACATTAAGCCACCAATTAAGAACAAGAGGCGAAGTGCCTCAAATAAATCAAAGAACCGTAGGATTACATAGAGCAACAAGAAAGAATGTAAAAATTGATGGCGACTCTCATACAATAAAAAGTGCCGACATTGGCGGTGAAGCAATTTATTGGAAAGAATGGGTAAAAGATATGCAAAAGCGCAGGGTTAAATATATTATTTTTATGATAGACCATAGACATTTAGATACCGAAGCAAATTTAGACCATCAAGTAGCATGGAAGTTTTTAGTTGATACTATCGTATCGGATTTTTGGCCAACGGGCAGGAAAAAAAGAGATTCGGATTACCCTATGGCTATTGGGATATGGGCTAACAAATATGATATTTGGGGAGAAAAATATCCTTTGGAAGAAGGAGAAACCATAGACAAACATAAAATATTTGAACCTTTTAAGTATGGAATGAGACAGTTAAACGATAAAGGAATACCTTGTTTCAAGTATATAGTGTCTGCAAAATCCGACCCCGAAATGGTGTATAGAGGCGTAATGACTATGATAAAAGATTATTGAGGAATGAAAAATGTATAACAACCAATTGATAGGACAAAATGCTCCACAACAATTTAGCCCGATATTGACACCCCTGCAACAAGCAAGAGCAAGCGGGGTTGTCCAAGAATACAAGTTTGTTTCATTTAAACCTAAGAAACAACAAAAAGAATTGATAAAAGTTTTACAGGCTGAACCTAAAAAATTTATAGGAATTAAGTATGGTAAAAAATTCAATCTAAAAGATAGATGCGTAGTTTGTGGATTTCATCATGTTTGGGAACAAGGAGATTATATGCGACCACCTATTCCTTTAGATGGAGTAATCAAAGGAAGGCCGTTAAGGGGAACATATTGTCCTAAACATGCATCACATTATATGCAGTTAGAAATGCTACAACAACAAATACTTGCAGATAAACATGGATTGGATTTTAAAGCATTTAAACCTAAAATGCCTAAGATACTAAAAAGTGGCCCAATCAATACTTTAACAAGAGAAGATGTTTTGTCATTAACTAACGCAGGTTGGTTTATAACCCCGCCCACCTTAGCAGATAACAAGACGGCTACCGATGAAGTAATACGATTAATTACAGAAATAAACATAATGACAGATAGAATGAATCATCTAATGCTAAAGCACAACATTAAGGCAACAAATGAAGAACCAATAGAAAATAAAGAGGACTAATTATGGGAATATTAGGAACAAGTAATGGAACAGTATTGGGTGCAGTTCAAGCACAAGGCGACCAACAATTCAAGAATGTAAATAACTTACTTTCTTTACAAGATAATCATGTTGAAGAGTTCTTTCAATATCATGGTGAACAATTTTTAACTTCTCTTGAAAAACTAATGGAAGATGTAGTTCAACGAGTTGTTTCTCAAATGCTTAGTAAATTAGCATTTACATCTAACGGTGCATCTATAACAATTAATGCTGATGCTATGAGAGAATTTGAAAAGATTACTCAAGAGAATATTGATTTAGATATTCAAAAGTTGTTAAATGCGGCAATTAATACAGAAGTAGTTAATCAAAGAAAATTAGCAAAACAACAATATTTAGAATCTCAAGGATTTAGTGGTGGAGGACAAATGCCTACGCAACCAACGGCAGGAGTCGCTATTGCAGGATTAACAGGTAATATGCAACAATATAATCAAGTGCAAGGTGCTATGAATAATGGCACAGGTTATCCTATTCCTCCATCGGGAACAGATGGATATGGAAGGCCATATTGGATAGATGCTCAAGGACAAATGAGTTATGAACCCCCACAAAGCGGTTTAGGATTAGGTTCGGCAATACAGAAAGGTGCGGCTTGGGCTAAATGGCTAATGTGAGGGGGAATAAATATGGTCGCTTTTAGATGGGGTAATCAAAATTTATCCTTACCAAACTCCGCTAACTTTCTTACAACAGAAATGAATGATTTTATTAATACAGGCGATAGAAGTTTTGTAGTTAAATTCAAGCGAGCAAAAGAAAGTGTTCAAGGAAGCGGCTTAAATGAACAAGAGTTCATGGGTGAATTTAAAAAAATTTATGAAAATGTAATAGACCAACCTCTAAAACCACTTTTAGAAAATAAAGATGGTTGGAAACAATTTTCAACAATAAAAAATAAACCTAACAAAGCCAATATTGAGTTTATTGACGACCAAAAAATAAAAAATCTTACTGATGCCAAAGTATTAACAAGATTAAAAGGTGCAGGTGCGCTTGAATTTGCTAAAGAGGGTGAGGTTGAATTACCACCATTTCCTTTTGAAGAAAAATTTCCTAAAAGTGAATTTTCATTTGGAGAGGGAGAAAAATATATTGATGATGATGTTAGATTAAGAGTCAATGCATATGAAGATGGCTGGAATTTAGCATATAAAAAAGAAAATGCAAGATTAGATGCACATATAGAGATAGTATTTCCTCCGGTAGATGAAGGAAAAATAATGGCAGAAAAAGCCGACTACATTCTTGAAACAACAGGGCAAAGCGCAAGTTATAAAGCAAAATCATCGCAATTAAAAGTAGGAACGGAGGTTATAGAACATGCTTTTGATTTGTCCGAAAAAGACCTAAAAAAGATAGGGGCGTTATTCAAAGGAACAGTATTAACACCAATGAAATTAGTTGATGATAAGTTTGAAAGAGATGAAGGGGAAGTAATTACCACCAAAATAAAAGGTAAAGGTTTAGAAAGTGAAATGGCTTTCTTAAGTGCATTAAATGATTTGACCAGAACTCCGGAAATGAAAAGTGAAGAAATTGTTGCGTTAGGTGGAAAATATTATCAGTATAAGCAACCAAGTGGAACAATGAATAATATAGTTTTAGATTTACTTGATGAAGCAAAAGAATTTGTTTTCGCAAATCAAGAACTGTTCTTAAGAGTATTAAACCCATATCTTAACGAACCAACAAAAGTATTTACAGGAAAGATACTTGCTAATATCAAA